TTACTCCTTAAGTCAGATTGTTTTATTACTTAGATAGTGCAGCGATTTCGTCAGCAGATAAACCTAATGCTGCTAACTTAGAGTGTGCTGCTTCTTTGGCTGCAGCCACTGCTGCTGCTGCTGCCTCACGTGCTGCTTGTTCTTCGGCAGCCTGTGCTGCTGCTGCCTCATTGGCTGCGATTTCATCTGCCGTCAAAGGGCGCTCGATGACCTCGCCTGTTTCGCAGTTTACTTATAGATAGAAAGTAGTATTTGTTGAAAATGCTTCACCGCTACCATCATATGTATCTAATGTAATGCTAGTGATAGCCGCTGTGTTAGACCATAAAACTGCATCTGTATCTTGTAATACCGAAGTTGAATTATTTTCTTTTCTAGACAATGCGCTTAAAGGTTTATTGGCACTAGATGTATAGTTTGGAATATACACTTCTATCGGCGTGAAAGTATTAGCGGTGTTACTTGATTCAATGCTGTTTACTGGCAAGGCTAATCCAGTAGTTCTATAAGATGATGCTGTGCCTGAGTTATTTCTTAAAGCCGTGCGACTGAAGTTTGCTCTTGAGCTATTGAAATAAAAAGTTACATAACCATTGGCATTTACGTCTCTTTCAGTTCTTACTGAACCCAAAAGAACCAAATCAGTATAAGTTTGTGGTATTGAGGAAAACGTAATGGAAGTAGTGGTGTTATTTGCCAAAACGCTAGATGAGATAAGTGTGTATGTACTAGGCATTTTTTATCCCATACAGAGTCGCGGTAGTTCCAGCATTGAAATTACCAGAACTAGGTGAAAGAGTTATTGATGTAATAGCAGATGTGCTACGCCATAACCCAACATCTCTAGTGACATAACCGCTACCATTGCGGTCATCTTGACCAGTATCTAACCAAGTCTTAAATGTAAAACCAGCATAAAAAAATATATCTACTGTTGTAAATGTAGGTATAGTGCTACTTATTCCACCTGTAGGTGGCAAGTTTCCATAAGTAAGGTTAGTGTTTCTGCTAGAAAAAGCAGAACTACCACTACCGCTTAGAATTGTATTGGAGTAGTTACTTCCAGTATCAGAATTAAATCTCATAAAGAAAGACACAACATCTACTGATGATGTGCCAACCCAAGTAAATCTTAAATCAGTATAAGTAGCAGGAATACTGCTAAATGTAATAGTTGCTGCTGCACTACCTAAAGTCGTGGTAGCGATTGGCTCGTATGTTGCTGGCATTTACGCTCCTGCCTTTCTAGCCCAGTTAGCCCTAGACCGAACGCGGTTGCACTCAGCGCACTCACGCTTGCCGTTTTTGCGTATCATTATGCTCCCCTCAAAGAGATGCCCGTTATTGCAATGACTGCGGTTATCAATGTTGTGTAATCCAGCCATAATGTTTTCTTGCTGTGTGACAACTCGTAGGTGGTCTAGTGCTACACAAGCACGATTGCGGCATAGATGGTCAATTACTTTTCCATCTGGAATCTTGCCATTGACTAACTCCCAAGCCCAGCGGTGAGCGCGTTGTGACTTACCATTTGCATAAACCTTATGGTAGCCATTGACTACTGTGGATGTCTTAGCCTCTATGCAGTTAGTCATTATTTAATTCCGTATAGTGAAAAGACTGAGCCAGTTGTCCAAAATTGATTATTTGTCAGTAGACTTATAGAAGTTATGGCAGAAGTACTCATCCATAAACCAGAATTGAGTCGTAGGTGACCACTGCCGTTGTTGTCTACTCCTATAAAAATTCTAAATGTTTTGTTTTTAGCGGTCGATGCGTAATCGTGAATATCGATTATGGCTGCTCCATAAACATTTGCCTCAGACCCACCAGCCATTCCGTCTGCTGTCTGGATACTTGTCGCACTAGAACTACCGCTTGCTGCTGCTGTAGAGCCATCACCTCGGATTGCGTGATATGCGTAGTTCGAGGTTGTGTCTCCGTTAGCGCGAACGATTAGACCAACTCGGCTATACAACGCTTCCGTGTCTTTTCCGTGAATCCTTATTTGTAAATGCTTATAAGTGCTTGGGATGCTGGAGAAAGTTATCGTTCCCGATGACCCCGTACCTGTAGCAGTAGCGATGGACTCAAATGAAGGTGGAACATAGAAAGGATTACCTGCCAAGAATGAAACATACTTATCAGGATTGCTGCTATAAAGAGAACGCTTAAAACTTGTTACAGCCATAGTTATTCTCCTGTTGTGGGTGTTGTAAATATATCTAGTACTGGGTCATAGGTCATACCTACACCAGCGTACTGTCCTCGGAAGTTTCCGTTGTAAGAAGTTTGTACCCATTCTCCACCAAATAAATCAGTACAGAACTGTGCACCGATTGCCTCTTGTTCTACTCCTTCGGAGTCAAGAAGCACATCATTGTTTACAACAATTACTTCACGGACAATACCGTCTTCTATTTTTGCAAAGTGAGCCATAATTATCCAATCACCACAATTAATCGACCTGAGCCACCTGATGTAGAAATATTATTTGCAGATGCGCCACCACCGCCACCACTGTTTGCAGTACCAGCAGTAGCCGTTCCGCTAAGAGAAGCAGCACCTCCGCCACCAGAACCACCTGCGCCTGCGGCTGCGTAACCCGAACCTCCACCGCCTCCTGCGTAGGTAATAGAGGAACCAGTTATAGAGTTTGCTGCTCCAGCACCACCAGCGCCTCCGTTGTCTCCATTATTGTTTGCACCATTAGCACCTGCACCACCACCACCACCACCTGCGCCAAAGTTTGAAGAACCACCAGAACCACCATTTTTACCTTGACTTGATATGTTTGCAGTTGCACCAGCAGTATAAGTGCTAGAACCACCGCCACCTGATGAACCACCTATAATTACACCACCACCGCCACCTGATGAACCACATCGCCCAGCGCCGCCACCAACTGCTACATAATTTTCTAATTGAGTTGGGTTTCCCGCAATACTAAGCAAGTTAGAACCACCAGAACCACCTGCGCCAATAGATATGGTTAATGTGCCAGAGGGCAATAAAGCAGAAGTATTATAAATGTACCCACCACCACCACCGCCACCTGCATATCCACCACCACTAAATCCACCTGCACCGCCGCCACCGATAACTAAAATTTCACAAGTGCCAGCAGCGCCGACAGTAATTGAACCAGAACCAGTAAAGTTATAAATAGTTTTACCAGGGCGTGAAGATGTATCAACAGAAGGAGAACCAGTAGTTGCTGTTACTGTTGCTTTACCAAGCAAACCAGCAGTGGGTTGTTTAGTAAACCCTTGAGTAAAGGAAGTTACTCCCATTATGCAATCTCGCTTCCAAAGGCTGTGAATGTTAGATTAGCAGTTGAGGCATATACAGTTAGAACATCTGTTGCGTTCATTGTTACACCTAGAGTTAGTGCTGTTGAGTCAGATGCACCTACTGTGATGTCGTATGCAATGTACTGTGAGTTGGCAAGAGTTGCCCCTCCTGGTCGTACAGCGATACGAAATGTTGCAGCAGTGGCAGTAAGGTTAGCAATAACGATTGTTGAGATTACTGCCTGTGTTGCTGAGGGTACTGTGTAAAGTGTAGTTGCTGTGGTTGCAGATGGGTTAGACTGCCCTAGCACCTTGTATGTTGTTGGCATTGTTATTTCTCCTTAGTTACATTCCACCGAGCATAAACACGGTTGGTGTGGGGTCAGTTGTTATTGTTGCCCAACTTGCAGTTGAGCCGTCTGTTGTAAGATACTTGCCTGCATTTCCTGTCTGAGAAGGTAGAGCATCTACTGCTCCCCAAGATGATGTAGTTCCATCTGTTGTCAGATACTTACCTGAGTTACCAGTCTGGCTTGGTACTACGTACTGAGTTGAATCAGTAGCAACCAAAGTCTTAGATGATGGGATTGATGTTCCGTTGATGCTAGTAGCAGTTGCAACGCCTAGTGCTGGAGTTGTCAGGGTTGGACTGTTCTGCATCACAAATGTTGAGCCAGTACCAGTCTGAGACGCAACAGAGGTTACGTTGCCCACAGATGTAATCGGACCAGTTAGATTTGCTGGAGCAATTACTGCTGTGTCAATGTAGTTCTTAGTTGCTGCATCCTGAGCATTGGTTGGGTCACCAAGACCTGTAATCTTGTTGGTACCCATTGCGATAGCACCAGTCATAGTACCACCTGCTAGAGGTAACTTTGCATTATCAGATGCAATAGTTGCGTATGTTCCTGATAGAACTACTGCTCCAGTCAACCCATCTACAGATAGAACTGAATCTGTTGGAGTAAGAAGTTCCTGCCAGTTAGCAAGAGTAGATGCTCCTGCAACACGTAGGATGAATGACTTGTTTAAGTCTGTGCGTACAGCCACATCGCCCACCTGAGCAGTGAGTGCAAGCATTGCCGCCTGGGATGAGACTACAAAAGTATCTGTAATTGTTACATCTGGAATCTGAGCAGTTGTCAACTTGCCATCTGAACCAAGTGTTGCTACTCCATTGACTGCACCCTTTTCAGTTGCTGCAATCTTTGTGTCAGCGTATGCTTTAGTAGCAGCATCTTGAGCAGAAGTTGGGTCTGTAACATTTGTAATCTTTTGGCTGTTCATTGAGAATGAACTAGTTGGAGCAGCAAGGTCAGTTACCTTAGAGGTGCGAACTTGTGTGTCGAAGTCTGATATAGTAGATGCTGTTTGTGTACCAGTGTGGTTAGCACGAGCCAGTGGGTCTGTAGCCAACTTAGATAATGCAATTGCAGCACCCGCTGCTATATCTGCATTTACTATTGAGTTAGTCAGAGCCAACTTACCATAGGCAATCTGAGCAGAAGAGTTAACATCTGCGTTGACAATAGTCCCATCAGCAATCATAGTTGATGTAACAGTTCCAGTATCTGCAGCGGTAATTGCTGTGCCTGAAATCTTAGTCTTATCAATCGCTGCGCTTGAGTTGATGTCAGCGTTAACGATTGTGCCATTGGCAATCATCGTTGAAGTTACTGTTCCAGTGTCAGTTGTGTAGACACCATTAGTTACTGTTCCAGCGTTTCCTGAAACGTTTCCAGTTACATTGCCAGTTACGTTACCTGTAAGGTTACCTGTGAAAGTGCCAGCGATAGCGCCAGTGCCAGTAATAGTTGGGCTAGTTAATGTCTTATTGGTAAGAGTCTGTGTTCCAGTCAGGGTTACAACTGATGTCGACAGTGTGTTAGTAGCAGATGACAGGTCCTTGTTTGTTAGGGTCTGAGTATCTGTTGTGCCAACTACTGCACCAGTTACACCGTGAACTCCAGCGCTTGCCTCGATATGAGTGTTGGCTTCGCGGTAGTCGCGACCAATTGCCATATGTCGAACTACTGCACCTGCTGAGTGAGCCTGTCCTGTTGAGCCATCAATACCACGAACAATAGTTAGCGTATTGGTACTGACGGCGGTAACATCTACAATTTCTTCAAGGGCTGTATCTGGGTCAATTACTACAGTAAAGATTTCACCTGCTGAAATCGTAATACCACCAAGCAACGCACTTCCAGATACGACTGTAGCCGAAGTGACGCTTGAGTTAATTCCAGCAGTAAGTGTAGTTTGCTGGGAACGGGATGAGTATTTTCTAGTTGTCATTCAATCTTCCTATCGGCTGAAGTGAACTCGTGGTGGATATTGCTGTTGCTGTGACATTGTTTCTTCTGTTAAACGCTGTGTGTAAAGAGCAAAGAGTTGGCGGTATGCATTAGTTGCTGAACCAAAGGTACGCTTGTTATCTGTTTCATCAGCCTGTGGTGACTGTGCACCAGTACGGGCTGGGTCAAGATAGGCAATCAAACGGTATGAAGCACCAAGGATTACAATGTCTCGACAAGACTCTGGCAATCCAGTTTCTGCGCTAAACGAATCTGTAGATACAGGAGATATAGTTGAAGGTGCGGTTGCATAAACAACCTTCACCTTACGACCAGATGCAATTCTGTCACCAATAGTTACTGTTTGTGCTCCTGTGCCCCAGGTGTCTTGGTCTGGGAAAGAATCAAAGTCCCATCGCTTAATGCGAATCCACTCTCCACTAGAGCCAATATCCTGCCAGTGCATAGTCAGGATGTTCTGAATATTTTTATTATCTAATTCGTATGTGTTTACAATTGTGCTACTGAATGTAAAACTTGTTTGCTTTACTGCAAAGATGGCAGAACCCATAGCACGGATAGTGTCCTGAATTGCACGCTTAACAACGTGCTTAGGAAATGTTGGAGAGATAGTTACCTTTGAGCCAGCAGTGTGGGTAGCAGCGGTAGAACCCATAAACCCACGGCCATACGGAGATACTGTTGCGCTGTTAGAAATGCGGTCTACTGTATCTACCCATAGTAGTTCATCGTCTACTTCGACAATACCAGAGCCAAGGCGTTGAGCATCTGCTACATTAAAAATCGTAGGGGCTTCAATGGTAGATGTAGTTGTAGTGATAGGAGTTGTTAGGTGTGTAGCCTTGTCCTGTTGGATTGTATAACCAGCAAGGTTAATTAAAACCTCATCTGCCAAATCATTAAGTAGAATACCCATTACCACTTCACCTTATCTGCCCAGTAGGCTGCACTTAGTTTGCCCTTAGAAATATTCTTGGCATGTCTTGCTTTAAAAGACTTACGGCGTGCTGCATATGATGCAGACTCACCAGCCTTCTTTGGAGAACCAGATACACCCTGCTGGCCAAAACGAATAGTTTTAACCTTAGTTCCTTCTTTAGCCACAACTACGTGTGACTTCTTAGGATGCTTAGGCGTACGCTTAGGCTTGTTATAGCCAGATACACCAGCACGAGTTAATCTAGAATCTTTCTTCATTATTATCCTTTAACTCTTTTTAATCTAGGATTCTTTTTCTTAGCAGCAGGAGATGCTTTACGGCTTGCAGATGCAAGAATTGCACCAGCAGATTCCATGGAAACGCCAGAGCGTTTAGCAATCTTTTTTTGTACTGCTTTAAATCCTGGATGCTTTTTACTCTTCATCTTTACTCCTTAACACTTGCACTTATTATGTGCTTTACCACATAAATAACATCTGCCTGGTTTTCTAATTGGCAATTACTTACCAGCCGTATCTTTTCTTAATAATCTTTTTCATTGCTTCATCTTGTGGAGTCATCTTTGTAGGAGTGCTCTTTGGCTTAGGCTTAGGTGTTGGCTTTGGGGTTGGCTTGACCTTACCAAGGTCGCGTAATCCAACAGTACTTCCATCAGGCAATACAACCTTTACGCCAGACTTAGCCATTGGCTTACGTACTGATGGCTTAGCGCCTGTAACTTTAGGCATTGGAGTCTTAACACCAGTTGATGGCTTACGTGGAGCCATAGGCTTTTTTGGTGCTGGCTTTTTTGTTGCGGCCATTACATGCCACCAAACAATCCGCCACGCTTTGGCATAGCCTTCTTTGCTGCTTTCTTGGCTACCTTCTTTTTGGCTGCTTTTTTAGCGGCCTTCTTACCTGCTGGTGTGTATGGAAACTTCTTATCTCCGACCATTGGCATTATATTGCTCCCGCTTCCTTAAGTGTTACTGCTGATTTGTTGTTGATATAACGAGCACTAGTCATAGTGTCCGCGTCATACGCCTTACCCATTGCCTCAGAGGCTTTAACAGCACGCTGCACAGCAGCCATACTGGTTCCCTCTGGTTGAATGCCCTGTGCTCTTGCAGCACGATAGGCATTCAATTCTCCGTCCCACTTCTTATTGCTCATAGCCTTTTGAGATGAAGCATCTCCTGGACTCATTTGCAATCCAATTACTTTGCAACCAAAGCAACCTTCAACATCTTCTGGGTGGTCTTCTCTATGTTTCATACCGTCTCCACTGTATAACCAGCAGCCTCAAGGGCTGTCTTTTCTGTAGCATCTACCTCGTAGTCAATACCACCAAGGTAAGCAACATCTGCCGCTACCCATTGTTCAGAGGATGGATAACGAATCTCTGTGTAGGTACTGCCATTCTTAAGAACTGTAATTCCTTTTTCAATCTTAATTCTAGAAAATAGTGGATGGTACTCACCATCCATTTCTTCTAGGATTGTTGGTGTTCTAAATATGTATGGCATTTTTTCCTCTCAATCACTTTACTGATAGACAGGGATATTGCTACCCCTGTCTACCCGTCTAACTATTGTTAGGCTGTTGCGCGACCTGAAGCCGCTGACTCGATACGAACCAATGCTGGTGTACGGTATAGAGACCAGTTGATGATTCCGTACCAACCGACTGGGTTGAAACGGTTGAAGCGGTCCTGGACCACTCCAATTTCCATGCCTGGTTCCTTCCATACAGCCTCAGCAAGAGCCTGTGCACCAACTACATATGTGTTGAATACACGTGTCTTGTTAGGGTCTGTTCCAGTACCTGACTGTGAAGAAGTTGCGTTTGCTGTCTCAATGAAGCGAACGCCTTCCCATGCGCCTGTTTCTCCGCCGTAAAGTGGAGCAGCGTTCTGGTACTCGTGTGGAGTACGCCATACGTTGTTACCTGTCTCTGTGCGTAGGTCAGCAGAAACTTCTGGGTGGATGTACGCAACGTACATTCCAGCAGCCTTGTACTGAACTCCAGCAGAGCGCATCTTTGTAACAGCAGTACGGATTGCAGCAGACTTCATTGTGTCTGCTGGTGCGATTGTGTTCTTAGCAGCAACTGTGCCAACACCCTCGTATACAGATGTAACTGCACCTGAACCGCCAGCAACACGAACGATGTTCGCGCCTGCGTCCAACTTAGCAACTACTGCTGCATCAAGTGTCTTTGTCATGTTGAAGCCAACTGCGTTAGCAACCCATGGGTCAATGTTTGCAAGTGACATCAAGTTAATCTTCTTAACTGGAAGTACTGAGCGACCTAGTTCTAGTTGTGCAATGTCTAGGTATGTTGTTGCTGGTAGTGCTACTGAGTCTGGGTCAACTGTCTCATTGAGAGTTGCGCCAGCAACAGAGGTATCAGCGATATCTGTGTTGAATTGGAAACGGATTGAAGAACCGTTATGAGTTAGAGAACCCACCTTCTTGTCCGCAATTTCACGGAACTTTGGAAGGATACGAAGATTAGTCTCGATAAGTTTATCGTAGGCTAATGTTACAAGATTGCTTCCTAACCCAGAGGTTGTAGTTGTAAAGACATCGCTCATGCGCTATGTCCTACCTTTCTGGTCTAGTCGGTTACGAATTAACCGAGTGATTTAATAATTGACATAATCTCTTCTTCAGAGTCTGCATTAGCGATTGCTCGTGCAATGTCTTCTGAATAAGCGGGAGTGTCAGCCGTTTGAGTAGCATCATCCTGTTGCCTTAAGGCACGCAGGTTTTCTGTATCAACTGGCTTTTCCTGATTAGGCGTGTACCCAATTAAGTCACCGTTCTCAATGAGCCAGTTAGATACTGCGTCTTCATTGATAGTGTCTAAGTCCTTAAGGACAAGACGGGCAGCCTTCGTGTTCACTCCCTTTGATTCTAGGATTTCTCGGACAGTACGCTCATTGGATTCTTTAGAGAACTTCGCTAGTTGTTCCTCAAGTTCCTTGATACGTTTTTCATCTGCTCGCTTGGCTTTGCGTAGGTTAGCGATACCATCATCGCCATTTGAGTTGGAACGATTTAACTCGTTCTCCAGATTGTCTTCTTCCCAGTATTGTTCGTTGCTCATGCAACATCACCCTTCATTAGTAGTTATCGCAGACCACAACCAGATAAGGGGATATTTGATTGGCTTCTGCTACCAGACTTTTACGCCTGACGGGGCTGGTGTATCCGTCTAGGGAACTTAAAATGCGCTGTTATTTCCACTACCTAGTGCACCACGGGCTAACCCAGATGACCCACTAAATGTGCCTACTTCTTTTTCGGCTAGTTTCAATCGCTTGCGCTTAGCAGATTCAAGTTGTCCGAAGACTTCTTCTTCTGCTGTTTTCTGTGTGTAGTTAATACCTTCTTCACCATAAATCTGACCAAGTTTTGTAGCCGTTGGTAGTACAGTAGCAATACCTTCGTAACCCTTACGGGCTTCATCTTTGGTAATACCCAACTGAGCAAGTGCGCTAGCACTAGTTACATCTGTCAATAGGTTCTGCTTAATTGCTTCAGAACCAATCTCGGCAGATAGAACCTTCTGCTGTAACTTAGGTAGATTTTCTTTAGGGTTAAGGAAGTACTTAACTAAATCATCATCCTGAATGTTATAGAACATTTTAAGAGTAGCCTTGATATTAGGGTCAGAGTTATTAACCCGTGTAACTACGGTATCAATTCTGTCCTTAAACTCTGGAGCATTAATATCATTACCAATAATCTCGGCCATCTTAGCCTGAGAGACCTTGCGGTCAGCACCAAAGTAACCCTGTAATCCATAGGCACGAAGTGTCTCGTTGTAAGAGTTCTCTAGTTCAAGGTATGCAGCCTCTGATACTACGTTAAGTCCAGCAGCACGGCGAATCTCATTACCACGGAAGCGGTTAATATAAGAAGTAGTCTTGCGCAGTTCTACCGCTGCTTGGTTTGAACCAAGTCCTTCTTCCATAAAACGCTTAATCTCTGGTACTAGTTCCTCTAGCCCATAGTCCTTAAAGGTACTTTCAAGAAGCGAGTATGCATCTACATCTACTGTTGACTTGTACTTATTACCAGAAGCAATAAGAGTCTTGGTTGTACCATCAGAGTAAATACCAATTACATTGCCATAGGCATCTGTCTCAGTAGATACTAGGGTTGCAGCAGGAGATGTACTTGTTGACGATACACTGCCTGCATTGCTGGTTGACGCAACAGGAGTATTTTTATACAAAACCCATGAACCTGTAGTTGTTCCACCAATCCACGTATAACGGTAGCCAGGAGGTGCTTCAGGTTGTATTGATTTGTCTTTCAAGTTTACTTCTGCTACTGGCTTTTCTTTAACAACATATCCAGTTTTTGGGTCTACATACTGCCCTGTCATTTCAGCAACCTTAGTTGCTGATTCTGCGGCATCAAGTTGTGCTTGAGTTTTTCCCGTTGTTCCTATTTTTTGGGTGTAATAAAGGTCATCCATCTCTTCTTGAGTTGAAAGAATGCCTCCGCCATCAATCATCATTCTATCTAAAGTTATTCTCGCCATTTATGCCATCAATCCAAAGGAACGTAAAATCTCAAGTGCATATCCTGATGCTTCTTCTCTTGCACCTGGTGACTTGAGCCACGCTTCTTTTGTCTTAGGGCTAGTACGTAGTAGTTTCTCGTAATCTTTGATACTCATAACTCCAGCCTTTTGTGCTCCTGTTGCATCCCTATTTCCTAGGGCTGCTTGAATATCTTCATCAAAAATACTTATTGAATTATCTGGAACACCAAGTAGGCTAGAGATGTTTCCATAAAAACCCTTAGACATGGTTTTAATAGTATTCTTAGCAGAATCTAAATCTGTCTTGCCACTAGGAGTAAAGACTCCCATTACCTTATCAAGGGCTTGCTTTGTATCTAACTTAATACCAAAGGACGATGCATACTCTTTAATTTCTTGAACATCCTGTGCTACCTTGCCATTGTTCTTAGTCAAACCTTCTAAGTCTGTTCCCTTAATAGCAGGCTTAATAACGCTAGCCTTGATACGAGAGTAGTCATCTGCATCTAGGTATTCACCAACAGTAGTTGTTTTACCACCAGCGGTAGTACTCTGCTTAACTAACGCAGCCTTTTCTTCTTTATTAACCTGGTCATAGTATGACTTCTTTTCTGCGCTTGTAGCCCTACGGCCTAGCATTAAGAAGAAGTAGTCATCAATCTCTTGGTCTGTCTGAGTCTTGCTAGTTAGGCTAAGCCCTGAACCACTACGGTTTTCTCCAGTACCAGTACCAACATACTTATTAAGCAGTTGGTCAAAGCCTTGAGTGATAGTGATTCCACTATCTTGGAAGTTCATTACCGCTTCTACTGAAACCTTGCTTGCAGCATCAGTAATAGCACGGGCTAAACCAACTACATCCTTAGTATCATACTCTGATTTCTGCATATAGCCAGCGTCATAAAGACGCTTGCGTAGGTATTCAATACCCTTGCCAGACTTAGCCTCAGCCATGTATCTAGAACGGACTTCTTCAGCACCTAAAACTTCGTAGTCACCCTTTGGATTGATATAAAGGTACACACGTCCAGGCTTAGGGGCATTTTCTGTTCCACTTAGAATCCAGTTGTTACCATCTTTAGCAATTTGGTAGTAACCATTAGCACCAAAATCCTCAGTCATATCTTTAAGGGTTTGATTAACTTTGGTTTTCGCACTAGGAACTGTGCCTTGATTGGCAGCAGAAACTTCTGGTGATGCCACTATCGGACCTCCGTTGTATATGTGTCACGAGAGTAGAAACCTAGGATTGGTGCGAACACTGCCCTGTTAGCCTCTCTCATTGCTGGGTCTAACTTAATTAAATCATTTAAGACTTGTTCAATTTGCGCCTTCTTGGCACGCTTTAGTTCTGAGAAGTTCCAGATGCGTCTGCTTTCTGGGTCTTCTGAGAAAGAAATAAACTCACGGATAAGTGAAGTAACTGTTCCCATGTTCTTGCGAACTTGTGGTGAGATAGGTGTTGACTTATCTGTAATGGCTTGGTCAATAGAAGAGAGGATGTTTCTTTCTGTTGATACCTCGAAGCCACCAGTCTCAAGGGCTGTACGCAATAATGGGTAACCAGACTTCAATGCATTACGTCTTGCAGTTGCCTGCTCAATAATTCCCTTACGGGTTTCAGGTGCAGCAGTTTTAGCAAGTGCATCACGCTGGTCACGCTCAATATCAAAGTAAGCCTGCTTAGCCTGAGCAATAGATACATTGTCAAGATACTTTTCAAGGCTAGGTAGTTTAATTAAACCCTGTGCCTCTAACCAAGTATATGCATCTGCTGTGTAATCTCCAGTTTGTGGACCAAAGATGTAGGCTGCTTCACCATAAGTCTTAAGGAAAGACTGGTTATTAGAAGCCCACTTATACATAGCATCAGTCTTTTGCACAGTTATCTTTGTAGCCTTCTCATTACGAGAAACTGTATAGATAATCTTGCGTGGGTTCTTACCCACAAATGTAGCAACAGCCAACTCGTATGGGTCTGCTAGCCAGTCACCTTCGGTCTTTGAGATACCAGCCAAGATGTCATAGAACTCAGCACGCATATTGGTTACACCATTACGCTTGATATAGTCTGGAACACCCTTGCTTTCACGCAAGGTTGGTGAGATAGGGCTAATCATTCCAAAGAAAGCACGGGCTGCTAGCACGTTATGTGCTGCAATTTTAAGTGTCTTTAGGTATTCAGTCTTTTGTGCATCTGTTGCATTGGCAGGTAGTTGAACACTTGGGTCACCAAATGCCTGTAAGTATGCAATAGCCTGGAATGTAGCAGTTGTTTCCTGACGATTCATCTCGTCAATATCAATTGCACTGGCAGTAGCACCACGGCCAATAGTCTCTAGGTTTTGCAAGAACAATGGCATAAGCGCCTTGCGCAAATCCATGTTATCGCCAATGTTGCCCAATGCCCATGAGTCGTAGTTATTAGCAAAGTTAGTAGCCTTATCACCTAACTTACCTGGAATGTACCCCAACATACCCTTAATACCAAGGAATGATAGTGCTGAGATTGGGCCAGATAGTGATGGCTGTCCTGCATCTGGAGAGAATGATGGGTTAATCAAACGCAGTTTAAGAGTAACATCGTTAAACTGTGGAACCTTAAATGCTCCGCCAGTTAATCTACGCACTACTGGTTCAACCGCTGTGTTAATAATTGTGTCAGTTGGTAGTACTACATATGGCTCGTTCTGGTCATCATAGTAAATCTCACCACGAGCAGATAAACCTTGATGCGCTAAACGCATACGATAGATAACCTGTAATGGCTTATCACGCATTAAGCGGTAGTAGCGTCTCCAGAAGTCCTCAGTTGCACGATAAAAACGTGCTACTGTGCGGGTAGATAGTGCAAAGTTAGAACGAATTGCAGGGTTATCTACATACTTTAAGACAATGTTAGAAGCCTCATCCATAGCAAGTTCTGTATATGTCTTAGAAGCCATATTGTCTGCAACTTCGCGGGCGATTTTTAAGTCCTTGTAAACTCCGTCATCAACAAACTGCTTGTACATTTTATCTGCAAACTCTTTTTGCAGTCCTTCATATCCGTCACGAAGACGGCTATAGGTTGTAAGAACAGCAGGTTGACGGAATAAACCATTTACCTGGCGGTCCATTGACTCCATAATTGCATTGCCAAACTTGCCCCACATGGATTCTAGGTCAGCCTTATCAAGCAATTCTTCAAACTCAATTGATGTATTTATTTCACCCATAGGCTGTTTGCCAACAGTAGCCTTTTCAAAGTCCTCAAAAGAGATTCGACCAGCAACCTTTGACCACTTACCAGCAACTTTCTTGCCAGTCTGCATTTCATATGCAACTAGTTCGTTATGCTTAGCAGCCATTAAGTTGTACAGGTCATCGTTGAATGACTTAGGCCCACCATGGAAGGTGTTACGCATATCTAGCAACATAGTCTCTACGTGGATACGGGCAATTTCTGCCTCTGGAATGCCACGTTGTGTGTAGTGAACTGAGTCACCAAAGAGAGATAGAAACTCTCTAACAGTTGCTGGACGTTCAACAATAAACTGACGGGTGGTAAAGTCATAGCCCACGCCCAATGCTTTAAGCATATTGGTTCTAGCAGTAGCAAAGTCCTTAGCAGTCTTTAATCCATTGTTGTCAAAGAATACTGCACCTGGGTCTACTACATCTCCAGTTTTAAGTGAATACTTATTAGCAGCAAACTGACGATACCAGGTATCAAAGTGTGCAAGAGTTAAATACTTATCGTTAGTACGGCGCAGTTCTTCTGTAGATAAGGCACGGAACTTACGACCAGTCTTAACTCCTACTTCTTCTAGCGCTTGAGAAAGCGTAGATGGGGTAAAGATGGCATCAATAATCTCTTTATCGAACTTACCACCAAGGGATGTTCGAGCAGAAACTGATGCAGCCATTGAGTTAATTACATCTGGATGGTGTGTAAAGGCTTCCTTTAACCACTTAAAGCGGGTAACTGATTCATCCACACCAAAGGCATCATAAACACGTCTGACTGTTTCTTCACGAATCATCATATGTGTTACTTCTTCAACTGGTATGCCCTTTTCAATTGCAAGGTCAGCAGCAATCTGTGCACGGTCTGTAACGCTAAGCGTTTCTTCTGGTCCACCTTTACGGAAAGCCTTGTTAATTCCACGGCGAATAGGGCCAACTGATGCTTTAGAACCAGTAAGTGCTGTGGCTACATTCTTAAACTCTTGGACATCTTTAATCTTTCGCAATGAAAGTAGGTCTTCAAGAGGTGTATTAAGGGCGTACATAAACGCCTCATCAATAGCAGAACGAATACCCAAACGTGGAAATAGTGTGAGAATAGTCCAGAAGTTTACAAACTCTGAAACATACTTGTTGCGAGTAGCACCATCAAAGATTGCAGGGATAGAGTTCTTGCGGCGTGTAGCCGCTGCAACCTGAAGAATCTGCTCGTATGGCAGTGAACCAATACCTTCTGCTACCTGACTAGGTTGCACAATACCACGGGCGTTGAGGATAGGAGAATCATTCTCAATACGTAGTACATGCTGGCTAATGTCATCAACAAAATCTGTAGGTACTTCTGTTCGAGAAGTAGTAGTCATACCAGAACGGTTATTGAAGGTCTTGTTAAGAATCTCTTCCATAATCTTACGGCCTTCGGCTGTGCCGTGTAGACCATAACGGTGCATAACTGCTGCGTATAGGTTACGAATAATAATAACCTGCTCATCAGCCTGTGAATCCAAGAAATGGAATGTCACAAAGTCTGCAATATCACGGGTAAATACCTGTCGTGCTACAAGACGGAAGTTTTCAGCAGTCTTAACTGCATCATCTCCAATTAAAATCTGTGTGCCAGCAGGGTTACGGCTAGCAGACTTACCAACAATCTCGCCGATACGGCGTGCACGCTTAATGTCCTTATCAATATCAACAAAACGCTTGATACCTGCTACGTTCACACCCTTGTCAATGTCTTCGCCAGCAGTCTTTAGAATACTTACAGCATCTAAACCCCTGTTTTGGGCAGCGGCTAAATCAACAGCAGTTTTTTGGTTACCAGCATTAGGGTTCATAATAGCATCTACTATCTTGCCAATACCCATACTGATTTGACGCTCTGATTGCGCAGTGGGTACACCATTGCGCATAAATGTAATGCCATCAACACGACCATTAAGCAGGATGCTTACATTTTCAATTTCACCAAAGAAACTTTCAGCAGTTTGTGAATCAAATACTTTCTTTTTAGCAAGCAGTGTTGTTACTTCAAAGTTACTAAAGCCAGGATAGTTTTGAACTAACTCGCGATAAGCGGTTGAACGCTCGATAGAGCCCTTTTTTGCTGCGGCAAACTTTGCAATTGCAGGGCCAACGCCGTTATCCCATAGGTCTTTAACTGTAGGGTCAGTAAATGTTTGACGAATAGCGCCTTTAAAGTTACCTTTAGTCGCTTCTTGTGCAATGTTATCTGCAATACGTGCACCTCTAGTAGCAAGTTTGCTAGTTCCACCAGTAATCCATGTCAATGGGTCAATAACAACTTGATAAAGTGTATCAATAGTTCCAGATACACCAGTCTGATACTTACCAGATAGCACACGAGTATTTAAATTACCGCTGTTTGCTTGGTTGGCTGTGTAAATTTTACGATATAGGTCACGACCTGGAGAGATAGCAGCAGCCTTAGTGTCAAAAAGAATCTGCGCAAACTCTTTTTCATTATCAAAGGCATAAGTAATAGCCTGAAGAATCTTTGGGTCTGGCTTTCCATAGGCTTCAATGATTTCGCCAGGGGTTTTACCAGATAATAAACCTTGTGCTACAAAAGTATTCTCTTTACCATAGCGTGTTTGAACTGCCTGTACTGCACCTTTATCCCAAGCATCGCGACCATTGTATGCATCATCCCAAGTCTGCTTAGAGAATGGGTCTGCACCCTGTTCAATCTGACGACCTGCTACATATCCAGTATTAATAGCCTTGCCATATGCAATAGCAACACCAAGTGTTGCAACAATAGGGCTAAATGCAGCCTTAGCACCAGCACCAATTACTCCAAGCCCACGCTGAAGCAGGCTTGGGTCTTCTTGAACAAACTTTGCGGTTGGGTAAAGAGCCTTAATGTTTGTCTGCGCTTCTTCTGTTAAGGCTTGAAACTCACGCTTAGCATCATCTACTTTAAGTGCGCGAAGTTCTTTTGCTTTTTTAACAGTATACGACAATTGCTCAACAGCAACCTGCTGTTCAAAAGATAGGTTAGCGTTCTTCGCTGCGTTATAAACGGCAGGATTAGTCTCACCTACAACTGGATTTAATATGCGAGCCATTAGTACCCATATTCAGCAAGTGTTGAATAAATAAGTTCGGCTTCTCCAGTTGGGTCAAACTGCGCAATCTTGCGCATAGTTATAGAAATAGGTTCTCTAGTTGTAGGAAGATTCATAATTTCACTTCCTGGACCTTCACCAACATTGATGCCATAGGTCATTGGGTCATTAGGACGCTGTGTAGGAGCCATTAACTCTGTTGGCATTTCCATCTGAACCAACTCTGGATTACCCATAGCGCTTGCGCCCATAGTGTTACCAGCCATGGGTGCTGCTACTTGGTTTGAATAGGTCTGCTGTCCCTGTCCGTATGGGAGTCCTGAGACGTACTTAGCCCCTTGTGTTGGTCCCCCGTCAGTGCGCTTAGAAAGAGCGCCAGGGCCTGAAACTGCTGCTGGGTTAGACGGTGCACGGTAGCCACCACGACCTTCTGGTGCAGTTGTCATTACTCATCTCCTTCGTCTTCCAATTCATTATCTTCGACTTCTTCTGGTTGGCCTAAAGAATCTTTATTGTATTCCTTAGCCAGACGCATCATGCCTTCGGCATTCCAGGGTGTCATTGCCTCTGACACTTCTGTGTGCAAGTAACGAGTTCCATCATAGTCTGCCCATTCTGTAATTATTAACCAGTTAGCGCAGATAAAGTTAGACCCTTCAGGGTCTTCCTCTATTAGAACTTTTAATGCTTGCTCTATTTTCTCCCTGAATCTCTCACTCATTTTGCGTACTGAATCTTTGTTATAATAGGTGGGCTGGTATAAATATCCCACACGCAAGCAACTTCAATGGCTTTGCGAATTATCTTTTCTGCTTCTTCAGGAGTTTTTGCTTGGTCAATACCCAAAGCATCCATAACACCCACAGCCACATCGCCACCATTACCGCCATAGTAGATACCACGAATATCGCGGTCCCAAGAATAATCTTGGAAGACAGGATAAAGAACTCCACGAACGCTGATAATAAAATCCGAATCCTGTGCAGCAGCATCGCCATCTTCTTTCATGTCATATCCTGCATCTACAAATGTTTTACGCATAGCAGGAATAAACTTCTGCGTCATAAACAAATCTAAATCATCTAACTTAGTTGGCTTGGGTGGTTTCCACCCAAACTGCAAAATGTTAGAACCACGGCTAGCACCAGAACCTGCAATTAGATATCCGTTATTTTCGATAATCTTATGAGTAGCAATCGTCATAGGACGACCGCTTTCATCTGATGCTCTAGAATCGCAGCCGATTACAGACCAGCCATCACCTTGATAAGCAGCAAGTGTTGTCATTGTCCCCTACCTAGTTATCTCTGAGTTACGGTTCTTGCGGATGCGTTGGCTGTTCCACCCATTGTTAGGCTGGATAGTAAACTTTGTAGTCCTTGAGGTGGAGCGCCACCTGCTGAAGGAGCGGCGGGAGCAGGGGACGGTTGCTCTACCATAGGTGCTTCTCCAGCAGGTGGTAATTCTGGAGCGAACACATCATTGATTGCGTCCTCAATCTGAGTGCCACGCTGACGAAGACGGATAACTTCTGCAATCTTTTTAACGATTGAAGTTGGGTCTCCGCCATTAGCAATAAGTTGTGGAATTGCTTGTGCTGAAGCATTCAAAGATGAGATAAGCGCATTGCGCATTTCCTCTACTTCAATCTTTTCTTGCTCCTGAGTTACATTAACTCCGAATGGCAATTCACGCTGTGCTAAGTCCTTAGAGATTAATTTACCGCCAAGGGCTTGCAACATAAAAATAAGTCCCTGCGCTGGGTTGAGACCAGCCAACATACCATAGCGAACATCGGCAGAGTAATCTCCCTTAATGTCCTTTGAAGGTAAGTAGTCAATTGAATAAGGGCTACCTGAATCAACACCACGAATAGCCTTTTGGACATTAAAGATTTTCTCATCTACTTCAAAACATAGTGAGATTACAGTCTTTAGTGCAGAAGCAAAGATAGCCTGGGCTGATTTAACCTGTGTATCAAATCCACCCATAAGGGCTTGAACACCTTGACCAGTAATAATCGAAGCATCAACATTACCAGTACGTGATTCTGGATAGCGTGTACCTGTGCGTAGTTCATTCTGTAGAACTGCCTGCTCATTAAATAATGAGCCAGATACTGGTAGTTCAACTCGGCGAACACCTGCTGGGTTCTTGGTGCGTATAACTCCGTCACCACCGAATTGGAACTCGTTCACATCGTCAGGAACAATAAGTGGTGACTGAACGGCCTTCTCTGTTGCTTCCATTGCAAGTAATGCAAAACGATTGCGAAGCAACTGAATACCTAGAACATCATCAAACTGTCCACGCATCTCTCCATCAATAGTTGGTCGTCTTGCGACTACAACCATCATCTTGCCAATAGGATTCTTGGCACGGGAGATAACGAGGTTCTGGCGGTCTGGAACGTAAATGATAGATTGATGCTCATCGTAGTAACGGACGATATCGAATCTAGCGTTCATGTCTTGGTCATAACCATCACGACCAAGTAAAGCGTCTGTATACTCTGGGAACTGAGAAATCAGTTCAGCCAATGGCATAGCATAACGCTTAGCAAAAGCAACGCAGCGTCCGTAGCGGTCAAACTCAGGATACGCCCCGACAGGACTTTCTACGCGAATACGCGGCAACTTTGCTTCAGTGTCCAATTCAATAATGAACGGGACAAACCCAAATGTAATGTACCAGTCTGCGCCTGTATACATCTGTACTTGCAACTCTGAATTGTGGAAATAGTTAGCAGCGATACGAGTGCGGTTATCTGCTGCCTTACGCGCACGGTCTTTAGTCTGGCTAACTACTGAGCAGTTAACTGCTGGCAATGGAGCCATAACTTCAGATAAGTCACGGGCTACAATGTCAACAAAGTTAGCAACTACGTTTGTATCTACACCTTCTGGAAAAAAATCAGGGTAAACACTTGAAATCTGACCTTGACGAACTAGCAATACATCTTGATGTCTAGCATCACGCTCACGGGTACGGTCTCTGAGAGACGTAACTCGTGCAAAAATCTGCTTATCAGTTAGCATTACTTAGTCCTTTTTGGAGGTAGTTTCTTCTTGGCTGCATCTTTCTCGGCTTTCCTACTTGCTTTGATAGCCTCATTGATGCGTGCTTCAATACGATTGTAATTTTTTAATTCTGCTTTGCTCAAAGAACTAAATGCAGCAAGTTCACTCTTAGGTGGACGCTCTGGATTAGCAGCAGGGTTGCGGACATCAATTGGCTGTTCTTTGTCAGAACGCTTCTTAGCAGCAATTGCTAATGCTCTTTGCTTCGCCTTTAAGTCTTCAGTCATACCTTCACGCTTAGGTGGCTTGGATACCCGTGATGGTTGAACACCTTCTTTGATGCGCTTGTTCTTATCAGCAATACGCTTAGCAATAACATCTGCTGGAGTAACGCGGTCCTTCTGCATAGACTTAGTTACAGTCTTTGTGTCAGGCTTCTTCTTGTAAAAATTATAAAGTTCTTTAGCAGGGTCTACCTTTGGTGCTCGAACACTTCCAGTACCTTCCCGCTTTACTACACGCTTAGGTGCATTTGACACATCTGGTCTGCGATTAGCACGACCTAGTTTAGGTGCACCTGTCTGCATCTCAGTACGGATAAGAGCCTTAATATCTTTTTCAGAAACCTTCTTTGCAGCGGCAATCATAAGACGTTTTTTTGCTGCGTTAGATAGCGCAGCACGGGCTATTGCGGCTACTACTGCTGCTGCTAAAGGTGCTGGCATCTCTACTCCTTACTTCTTCTTTAACTTAACTGGACTCTTGCGTACAGTACGAGCATCATTTTTAGGAACTCTACGGCTCATTACTTGAGTCAAGTTTGGTAGACCGTAATAATAATCTTGAAGGGCTGCTGTTTCTTCTTTAGAAAGCACAACAGATTTTGTACGTGAACGAATTTCTTTATCTGCTTTTGAACCAACTTTGTTAGTTGGCTTATTAGCAGCCTTTAGTGCACGTGCATCTGATTTTAATTCTGCTTTTGCCGCTTTTACAACTCTCTTTGCAGGTATTGTAACTTTTTCTTTATAAACCTTTTTTTGTGCAATGCTAGCAGCCTTGGCTGCTTTGGCAGTTTTAACCGCAGTTGTTGCAGTTTTAAGAACACGTCCTGCTGGTGTAAGCGTTGCAGCAATAACAGCAGCACTACCTAGTTTTTTTAATCCAGCATTAGTTACCTTGACTGGGTTGTTTCCACCAGCACGGGCTTTGGCCTGAGCAATCTGTTGCTTAGTTGGTTTTACAGCCATGAAGTTTCCTTATCCGAATTGTTCTTGCCACTGCGCTTGCAGTTCAAGGTCTAGGTTTACAGTTCCGCGTCTTGATAGTTGAGCACGTGTGGCCCAACGGTTTTCTGTGTATCGTGAGATAACAGTGCTTTGTTGCATCAACTCACGTAGTCGTATAAACGCAAACCACATAGCCATCACGCAGTCTGTCTTGCCTTTGGTCTCAGGCTTCCAAGTAATGAGTTGTTGGATTAATGCTTTCACTCCCTCTGAACCCTCAGTGGAAGGAAACTCAATCGAGTTGTTCTTTTGGAATACTCCATCGTGCATAGTGCCTAGCATCGTTGACATAGATGCAACACCATGGGAGGTATCCCATTTGTTTTTTGCAGTAAAGTGTGGCTTCAAACTACAGCCATACTGTGACAGCCATTCGCGCAAATCTGTATCTAGTTCGTATGCTTTCTGGTGTGCGTTAATTTCTACACGGAACTCATTAGGACGATACTTGATTGTAAACTCTTCAATCATCGCACGGATTTTTTGTGGCGTAGGCTCAGACATGTTCTCACAGTCAAGCACATACATTCTTCCGTCAAGACGGTTATAGGTCATCGCAACGAACGCGGCGTGTCCTCTTCCCATAGCAGGGTCAAACCCAACAACTGTATAACCTTCAACACTGTTCGGATGTCCCACCGCGCCTGGTTTTAACGGACCTCGCTTGCGCATACCTTTGATACAAGACTGAACCAGGGCGGGTGGGAAGATGGAATCTTCTTCGACATCCTCTTGCTGATAGACCAAAGCCCAAGTACTAGGAGTTACTTCGCCACGGCGCTTGAAAAGCGCTGGGCCATCCCACTTAGGATATAGCCCTTGCTCGTCAGGTGTGTCCTCGTCTCCATCCCAAGGGGTGTCAGACTTAGGCCAAAGAGTTACCCATTCTTCTGGGTTCTTCCCATACTCCAAAACCGCAGGCATAGCCATGTAAGTAAATGGGCACTTACCGTTAGACCAATGCTTCGGATTACGAAGTTCTTTATAAAAATCATTCGCCGCAATTCGTGTCCCTACAATCAGCAACTTACCGTTCTTACCCAGACGGGTAATAACTTCCTTTTGCAACCAGTTAATTTGCTTGTCCCACTCATGGGCGTTAGCGGTTGTAATGCAGTCATCCAGAATAATCAAGTCAGCACGTGCGCCGTAAATCTGACCACCCATACCAAGTGCTTGGATGGTTGGGTCTTTTTCACTTGAGTCTCTGGCTTCGCCTCCGAGGTAGACAGTATCTACCTTCCAGGTATCAGCGTCTTGCTTCCATCCGCCCTCTGGCCCATAGGCTGTTTGTAACTTTAGCCAACGTGGGTGGGACAATCTTTGCTTAACCGCGTACACGAACTCTCGTGCTTTATTGAGGGTCTTAGAAACCACAATGATACGCACATTGGGATTAAGGGCAATGCGGTAGGTGGAGTAGTTAACCGTCACCACGGTAGATTTAGCGTGCTCAGGGGGAACGTTTACCAATAGGCGGTTCTGGTCACCCTCTTCATAGACCATAGAGTCGTGGAGCCAAGAAGGCTCTCGACCCTCCAACAGGTCAATCCAGTCCATATGGTGTGAAAAGACTCTCTGGTTTAGGAAAACCTCAGAGAACTGAGGAAATGAAATCTCATCCTTTGCCACGCCTAGCGCAACGGTGGACTTATTTTTGGCATCAGCCTTAGCATCCTCTAGGTCACGGGCAAACTTCTTATCCCGTGATAGCCAGATTCTTAGGGTGTCTTCCTTGTACCCTAGTTGGGTCATAGCCCTAGGGGCACCCATGCC